GAAGTGTGTTTTCTGTTGTCTCATAATGTCACACAGGGATGTGACGGAGACACCCCAGAGTTTCATGCCACCGCCCGTGGGTGGTGCTACCTACTTGAGGAGGACGACGAATGAGCAACACCCAAACACCTCGCACCGACGCAGCAGAATCAAACTGGTGGAGTGAGGACGGTCTGCGGTCGGCGTTCATTGTTCGTGCAGATTTTGCCCGTGAACTGGAGCGGGAGAACGCAATCCTCACCGCCGAGCGCGACGAGGCGAGGCGGCTTTGGTGCATTGATATAGGAGAACTCTACTCGTCTTCTCCACTGTCACTTGCGAAAGAGCGTGGATGGGACTGCTTCAAGGAGGGCAACCCATGACCGACGCACGCTGCCCGCCGCGCTCGGCTTGTGACAAACTCACCCACCCTACGATTATGTTGAGCGACTTCCACACATGCCACCTATCGTCACGAGTGGGATTCAGCACATCAAAGCGCCCATCGGTCGGCGGCAGTGGCGCATCGCCTTCATCGCGGCGCGTGACATGCCGAAAAACACGCTCGGGCTCTGCGATCACCCGCCAGGTCGGCATCCGACGATTCTCGTAAGGCGAACACATTCTTCACGGATGCTGCTCGACACGGTCGTGCATGAGGTGCTGCACGCCTGCCGTCCCGAAATGAGCGAGGAAGCCGTGGCGGAAACGGCGAGTACCATCGCGCGCGTACTGCATCGTCTCGGCGCGCGCATCACGCCACCGTAGGCACGCCCAGTCGCGCGACCGTGAGGGTCAGGGAGTCGCTATGGCTGACATGGTCACATTCGTGGCGCTCGGCGTGCCAGGTCCGTCGGGCTCGAAGCGTGCGCTGCGCCACCGATACACGGGCAAGATCGTGCTGATCGACTCAGGCGGCGCGCGTACGCGAGCGTGGCGTTCGACGGTCGCCGCAGCCGCGCGCGCTGCGATGAAAGACATCGACTCGCTCGAGCCGCCGTACTACCTCGCGATCGAGTTCCGCATGCCGCGCCCGCAATGCCATTACAACAAGGCAGGCGAGTTGCTGCCTGGCGCACCGTGGGTCCCCGTCGTCAAGCCCGATCTGACGAAGTTACTGCGTGCGACCGAGGACGCTCTGACGGGCATCGTCTGGGCGGACGATTCGCTCGTCGTCGAGACTTATGTTTCCAAGACATATGCTTTGAGCAGCGCAGCGGGCGCGAGGATCACCGTCTGTCATGTCGAAAGCAAAAGCGGCAAAGGCAAAGACAACATCCAGAGAGCCGCGTATTTCGACGGCTCGGCTCTCGCATGACCTGTCGTGGGCGCAGGTCCACAAGAGCATCATCCGCATCGACTGCAAACTGGCGCACACGAACGACGCGGTCGAGTTCCTGCTGCGCGGCGACGCGCACCACGACAACCCGCACAGCGATCACGAGAAGCAACGCGAAGACCTGCAGGAGGCGCAGCGTCGAGGCGCGGGCATCATTGATGTCGGCGACCTGTTCTGCGCGATGGGCGGTCGAGCCGACCCGCGCCGCTCGCGCCAAGGCGTGACACGCGAGGAGCATGTCGAGGCTCCCGATTACTTCGACTCGCTCGTTCGACACAACGCCGCGTTCCTGCGCCCGTTCGCGCACAACATCATCGGGCTCGGCATGGGCAACCACGAGACGAGCGTGCGAAAGAATGAGCAGACCGACCTGACCGCGCGGCTCGTTGAGCGACTCAACACGCTCGAAGGCACGAGCATCTGCAACGCAGGCTACGGCTGCTACTACGCGATCGGCATCGAGTTGCACGGCTGCAAGACGACCTCGTGGCTGCATGTCTTCCACGGCTCAGGCGGCGGCGGCATGATGTCGTTCGACACGCTGCGCGTGCGCCGCCAGTCGTCGTTTCACCCGATGGCGGATGTGCTCGTGTGCGGTCATGTCCACGAGCGATGGGCGCTCGAGACAACGCGCATCGTGCCGAGCGCGATGGCAGGTGTCTACCGCATTCGTCACATTCCACAGTGGCATGTTCGGACGGGCACTTACAAGCAGGAGTTCGACATGGCGGGCGGATTCCACTTCGAGCGCGGCGCACCGCCGAAGCCGATCGGCGCGATGTGGATGAAGGTCTCTATGATTACACAGTACGAGAGCGAGCGCGGCGAAAACGCGCGCCAGCGATACCCGAAGTTCGAGTTCACTCCGACATGAAAGGCACGATGAGCAACAACGAAAGAGCGGCACGCAACATCGTTGCGCAGTTCGTCGAAGAGGTCAACGCCGACTCGATCATCGTCATCTGGAGCGAGGTGGGCAAGGACACAACGAGCAGCAAGGTCGTCACCTTCGGCAACCAGTTCGCCGTCAAGGCGATGGTCAAGGCGATGCACGACGACTACCTGTTGGAAGAAATGAACGAGCGCAAAGACAAGAAGCGCAAGGAGTGAGCGATGCCCGACCAAGACGACCCGCAACGACGCGCCGGCGTGCAGACTGTGCTTCAGTGGGCTCAACTACTGGTACTCGTCATCGGCGTGGGCGGGCTGTTCCTGACGATCGGGCGGCGCGACGCGATGCTCGAGATGAACGGGCAACAGATCTCGGAGTTGAGGGCGATCTGCTCGGACCTAGCGCGCGTGACTGGTTCGTTGAGTTCTACCGACGCAGCGCACAGCGCACAGATCGCATCGATCGAGAGGCGGCTCGACAGACTCGAGCGTCAACCGTGACGCTGCTCGAGTCGATGGCAGCGCAGTGCAGGCTGATGATGGCGTACAACGACAAGTACCTTGCGATCATGCATCGCGTGAACGCCTACCGACTGGCGACGGCACTGTTCGCGTCGTTCGCCGCGCTCTCTGCGCTCGCCGCGCTCGTGATCGGCGCGCGCCTGCTCTGGCTGCTATAGTGTCATCTCACCCTGTACGGAGGATCAATGAGTCTCAATAACATGTCGAAAAGTTGGAAGACAACTGGCGCAGGAGTCGCGGCGATCGTCGTGGCGGCTGGCGCGATCTTGACGGCGCTCACGGACAACGACCCCGCGACGAACCCAGACTGGGCAGCGCTCGTTGCTGCGGTCATCGCGGGCATCGGGCTGATCTTCGCCAAAGATGGCAATGTCACGGGAGTGTGATGCGTGCGTTCCTGCAGGCATTGTTCGGCTCGCTGCTCGAGTGGCTCGGCGTGCAGGCTGAGCGATCCAAGCGAGCCGAGGACGCGCAGGAAGATCGCGACCTGCAGCAGCGCATCGGACGACGCGTGGACGAGTACCTTCGTGCTCGTCGTGCTGCTGACGCTGAGCGCTTTGGCGGTCTCGGGCTGCGCGAGGACGGTGCTCGTGAGCGAGGACAGCCCGATCAGGACGGGACCTGACCTGCACGCGCGGGTCTACACGCTGACGAGCGACGGCGACTGGCGGCTGAGCGACAACAAGGTCCACATCCCTGAGGGCTGGTACTGTGTCCCACCGTCGTTCGTCAAAGACAAGTAGTAGCGCGCACTTGGACCTCATCGAGCGCCAGATCGACCGCGTGACGACCCTTACGGAGTCGGACTACCAGTCGCTCCGCACGATGCTGATCGAGATCGAGCACAACGAACGGCAGCCCAAGCGCGAACGGACTCGCGCTGCGCTGCTCCGCTCGCGTATCGAGTCGGCAACACGCCAAGGCTGGGGCAAGCGATGAGCGAGAACCTGCCCGTACCGCAGCCAAGCGTCGCGCACGACGAGCACCACAAGCGAGGCGACATGGCGCTCATCGGGCGCGCGCTGCGCGAGCGGTGGGCGATCCCGCCGCACATCTACGCGCTGATCCCGAACACGATCGCTCGCATGCTCGAAGAGGCGCAGAGCGACCGCGAGCGTGCAGCCGCCGTCGCGCTCTTCCTGTCGATGAACAAGCAGAACCTCGACGCGGATGTCGAGCAGGACCGCATCGCTCGGCTCGACGCGGGCTCGCCGACCGAGGTGGTCTACAAGATCGGCAAGATCGAACTGTGAACATCCCGCCGCTCGCACTGCCGCCCATGTACGAGGCGCAGAGGCGCGCGATCTGCGACCCTGCCCGCATCGTCGTCATCGAGGCGGCAACGAAAGTCGGCAAGACGGTCGGCTGCATGATGTGGCTGCTGCGCTTGGCGTGGAACGACGAGAAGGCGAACGGCGCGTACTGGTGGGTCGCGCCCGTGTATCAGCAGTCGCGCATCGCGTACGACCGCGTGAAGAACTGGCTGCGCCAGGCGGACCCGCAGAAGATCATCTGGTCGTCGCACGACACCGAGATGTGGATCGAGTTGCCGTCGAAGTGCCGAGTCTGGTTCAAGTCAGGCGACAAGCCCGACAACCTCTACGGCGAGGATGTGCGAGGCGCGGTGATCGACGAGGCGACGCGCTGCAAGGAGCAGGTCTGGCACGCCGTGCGCTCGACCGTGACGGCGACGCGCGCGCCGATCCGCGTGATCGGGAATGTGCGCGGCAGGCGCAACTGGGTCTACGCGATGGCGCAGCGTGCCGACGGCGGCGAAGTCGCGTACCACAAGTTGACGGCGTACGACGCGGTCGCGGCTGGGCTCATCGACGCGGCTGAGGTCGAGTCGGCGAAACGCGACCTGCCCGACGCGGTGTTCCGCGAGTTGTATCTCGCCGAGGCGGCGGACGACGGCGGCAACCCGTTCGGCGTGGACGCGATCGCGCGTTGTATCGCGCCGATGAGCGGCGAGCCTGTCGCCTGCTACGGCGTGGATCTCGCAAAGAGTCAGGACTGGACGGTCGTCGTCGGGCTCGACCGCGACTGCCGTGTCTGCGTGCTCGAGCGGTGGCAAAGCGATTGGGGCCAGACGCTCGAGCGGCTCAAGCGCACCATCGGCGACACGCCGGCGCTGATCGACTCGACGGGCGTGGGCGACCCGATTGTCGAGGAGTTGCAGCGCAGTCTGCCGTGCGTGACGGCGTTCAAGTTCACCTCGCAGAGCAAGCAGCAGATCATGGAGGGCTTGTCCGCGAGGATGCAGCAGGGCGGCATACAGTTACCCGACGGTTGGCTGCGAGCGGAGTGCGAGTCGTTCGAGTTCGAGTACTCGCGGACGGGCGTGCGATACAGTGCGCCTGCAGGGCAGCACGACGACGGCGTGTGCGCTTTGGCGCTTGCGGTGCGACACCTCAGCACTGTCGGCGCAAACACTCTCGAGGTAAGGATTCTCTGATGGGATTACTCGACTGGTTCCGCAAGCGGGTCAACGATGACGCGAAGTACATGCAGTCGACCGTGTCGGTGATGTCGCTCGGGTATCAGGGCATGTCGTCGCAGTTCTCGATGCGTCACAGCGTCGAGGCGTACCGCTCGTGGGTGTACGCGGCAGCGACGATCAATGCGCAGGCGGTCGCGTCCGTGCCGCTGCGGTTGTATGTGCGAACGAAGGCGGCTGAGCAGGGCGCGAAACTGTGGCGAACGCGACCTGTGCCATCGAAGCGCAAGGCGTACCTCATGGGCGATCTTGAGCGCAAGCCGAGCGTCTCAGCGATGAAGGCGGCTCAGTTGGCGGGCGACTTCGAGGAGGTCATCGACGCGCACCCGATCCTCGAACTGCTGCGCAAGGCGAACCCGTACGAGGACGGATTCGGGCTCGCCGTGTCGCGCATCCTCTACCTCGAGTTGTGCGGCAACGCCTACCTGCATGTCGTGACGGATGAGTCGCTCGGCGTGCCGAGTGCGCTCTACACCGTGCCAGCGCAGCATGTCACGATTCAGCCTGGCAAAGAGCAACTCGTTGACTACTACCTGTATGGCGTGAACGCGGCGCAGATGCAGCGGTTCGAGTTGGACGAGATCATCCACTTCAAGCGCCCGAACCCGCGCAGCCTGTTCTACGGCTGCGGCAAGGTCGAGGCGGCGTGGGCGGCGATCAACCTCAACACCGCGATGCACGAGATGGACCTCGGCTACGCGCAGAACCTGCAGCGACCCGACTTCGCGGCGATCGTCAAGGGCGGCGCGAGCGAGCAGGCGATGCGGCGGTTCGAGGAGTCGATGCGCCAGTTGCATCAGGGCGGTCGCAAGGCGGGACGCATGGTCGCGATCTCAGGCGACATCACGCTGCAGCCGTTGTCGTTCCCGAACAAGGACATGGGCGGACGCGACGAGATCGTTGAGGAGATCAGCGCGATCTTCGGCGTGCCTGTCACGATGCTGAAGGCGAACGACCCGAACCTTGCGAGCGCGACGAGCGGATACGCGCAGTGGCGCGAGGGCACGATCTCGCCGATCTGCCGGCTCGACGAGGAGACGCTCAACGCGCGCCTGCTGCCGTTGTTCGGCAT